TGCTTGACACCAAGGGGGCGTAACTTTAAGGAGTAGATGAAGAAACCAACCCGAGCAAAAGCTATTCACAAATCTTTGATAGAATCTCAAAAGGAAATCGATTATATCGTTCAAATTAAGGAAGAGAAGGCTAAAACTCTTAACTCTACCACAAAGGCTGAAGTACTGGATAAAATTACCGATTGGCACCACGATATCTTCAGCTGGCGTCAGAAACCCGTATCTGAAGCCTTTATTAATAACCTATGCGAACAAATGATCGTCTGGATCAATACAGATCAAGAGGCCTTACTTTTTGAAGAGTTCCTTCATAAGAAGAATTTACTGGATACAACTTTTATGGACTGGGCCAAGAAATGGCCTAAGTTAGAAATGGCTCATCAGTATGTTCTTAGAGCTATAGGAATCCGACGAGAGAAGATGGCTTTAAGAGGTGAGATCAATCAATCCCTTGTTGCCTTTGTGCAGCCTCATTATTCTAAAGTCTGGAAACAACAAACGGAATGGAGATCTAAGCTTAAGACTCAAGAGGGAGATCTGGTTAAAGGCGAGAAAGATGTGGTCTATGTTATAACGGATAAGATCCCTAACATAGAATCCGTGAAGGATCGTAATGAGCGTAATGACCCAAGTTCATCTAAATAAATTCCAGCCTCGAGATTATCAACTCCCCATGATGGATGCTATGGTTAATAAGGGTTATAAGCGAGCTGTTTTAATCTGGCCTCGACGAGCCGGGAAAGATTTAGTGGCCTTTAACTTCTCGATCCGAGAGGCCTTAAAAAAGGTTTGTGTTATTTACATGGTCTATCCCACGTATAATCAAGGCCGTAAGATCTTGTGGGATTCAATTACTAATCAAGGTGTCCGTATTCTAGACTTTCTGCCCCCTGAAGTAATAGAGTCTAAGAACAGCCAAGAGATGAAAATAAGACTTAAGAATGGCTCTTTAATCCAAATAGTGGGATCGGATAACTATGACTCGTTGGTGGGAACCAATCCTCAAGGCATTGTTTTTTCAGAATATGCTCTCCAAGATCCACGGGCATATCAATACCTTCGTCCCATTCTTGCTGCTAATGATGGGTGGGCTTTATTTATCTCAACTCCCCGCGGTAAGAACCATCTTTATGAACTCTATCAAATAGCGCTTAACTCTCCCGATTGGTTCTGTCAAAAACTTACTCTTAATGAAACCGGACACATTCCCCTGCATGAAATAGAACGTGAGAAGCGGGAAGGTTTAATGTCCGATGACCTTATCCAGCAGGAATATTACACGTCTTTTGATTTAGGGGTTGAGGGGGCCTATTATTCCAAGTATTTAGACCGTATGCGTCTTAAAGGACAAATAGGTCAAGTGCCTTGGGAGTCCAACTTTAAAGTCCATACTGCATGGGACTTAGGGGTCCGAGATTCTACAACGATTATTTTCTTTCAGACCATAGGACAAACCGTCCGGTTGATAGATTGCTATGAGAATTCTAAAGTAGGTCTGGAACATTATGCCAAGATCCTCCAACAAAAACCTTATCAGTATGGAAAACATATCGCTCCCCATGATATAGCCGTTAGAGAATTAGGGACCGGGATGACACGACTTGAAAAAGCACGTCAACTTGGTATCTCTTTTACGGTTGCCCATAATATATCCATAGAAGATGGCGTAGAAGCTGTCCGCTCTGCTTTTAGTAAGATATGGATCGATGAGGTAGCTTGCAAACCGCTGCTTAATGCTCTGGAATCTTATCGTCAGGAGTTTGATGCGCGCCTTAAAGTATATAAAGGTTATCCCCTTCATGATTGGTCTTCGCATTATAGTGATAGTATGCGGTATCTTTGTGTATCCTTACCTAAGACACGCGATGGGTTATCTTCCGATGAATTAGATAAAAGATATCAAACTGCTATGCTAGGACCAAACAGTAATATGCCCGCGGTGTTTAGGGATGACTTACCCAATTATTAAAAGGACTAACTATGATATTCAAAGCTCTTGTTTTAAGTGCTTCTCTTTATGTTAGTGGTGAGAAAGATGCTACTATTATGCTTCCTGAGATTATTATCAAGGATGCCCAGAACATCGATCTTACTTCATGGGCTTGTGTTTATACGGATTTGACTAAAACCTATAAAGATACTCCCGTTTATATGGTTGGTTCTCTTTCAGAAGTTGAAAAAGAACCTGAAATAGAAGTAGAAGAAGTAGCTCCAGATAACCAAGTTTCTGATACGCAAACATCACTAACAAAAGAAGATGAAAAAAGAAGTTAAATGCCAGCTTTGTTCTAAGAAAGCCACCCATAGAGTGAGTCTATATCGATTGAAAATATCTCGTTGTAATACACATTCTCTCCTTGAATCCGATCCTTTTCTTACAGATCAGAAGCGCCTATCCTTTAAGGCGCTTCTGATGCATAAGAAAGATATTCTAGTTGTTCCATCTTTGTGGAAATTAGACATTCTCGCATAATCATATTATCATATAAGCGCATTGAGATAGGATCCTCCTATTTTAGAATAATGGGCCGGTTAGAACAGCACAAACTAGAACACCGGCCCTTTAAAAGGAACCATATGAAAGTGAGAGTAACCTATAATATCCCAGAAGAAGTTGAAGACTTACTCACAGAAATCTACATTAAGAGACTAAAGAATAAGAGTAAAAGCACTCGGTCTGATATTGTAGCCGAAGCAATCACTTTATTTGCTAAGTGGGAGGGAAGGAAGCTTTGAACTGGGTTGAGATTATTATTATCTTTAATACCTGCGTCATAGTTTTTTACTTTATCTTCTTTATGAATATTTATTATCTTTTCAGGCAAATAGAAAAAACCTATAATAATCACCTTGTAGATGTTCGAGAAATAAAAGCAGAAATTTCAATGATGCCTGCAGTGGAGTGTTCTTTTTGTAAGGACTTTGCCCGTATTCTTTGTTTCAATGAAAAAGAAATAGCTATTGGATGGAGTTGTGGAATAGATCATATTCCTGAAGGAACCGCGAAGTTTCTAAGATTTAAAGAATAATATTCATATTGCCATGAAGTATAAAAAAAATTCTCCAAACCCTCATATCCGACCAAATCCAAAAGCCGAAGGTAACGAGAACCTCCTTGGTTTTTTCGCGCTTCTTTACAAGGTTGACATGCGAATAAAGCAAGAGCAGAAAAATAGCGAAGCAAGTCAGAAGCAGAAAGGTGAGATTCAAGAGTTGTAGTGGTTAAAAATTAAAAAAGACCGGCAGGAACCGGTCCAAATATAAAGGAATTTTCTATGGCTAAAGTTAGCAAGAATAATTACTTTAAGCAACACCCAAAAGCCGAAGGTGATACAAAACTTTTGGAGTTCTTTGGCCTGCTCTATTCGGAGGACCTGCGTATTAAACGGGAGCTGCGAGAAAAGAATGAGATGCATAAAGAAGGCCCGGCTGTAACCAGCTGGAAGGAATAGTATAAAAAATGAAAAAAGGCCGACGGGAATCGGCCTCTCAAACGAAAGTTTATATGACCAATATTAACAAAAATTATCGCGTTGAGCAATTAGATTGTGACACACTCCTGACTAAAGTCAGAATCTTCTAAAACTTAATTGTTGCATCTTGTATATTCTCCATTCTAAAATACTCTTAGATTAAATAGATCTAGGAGGATAAGTAATGCTATTTCCACAATTAGGGCCGCAGTATTATGATGAAAAAGACCAGGGAATACTGGCCCGCATGGAAGCGTTCTATGCTGAAAGTATCACGATTAATCAATCGTTTTGGGGTGAAGCGGATACTGATACAAGATTTGAAGCTGGTGATCAGACTATGTGGAATGACCTTTATGGTAACCTTCCTGCTAATCGTCGCCGCAATTTTAACTTTAATCGTATCCGACGAGTTGTACAAATGATTAGTGGCCATCAGCGTCGTAATCGTAAATCTACCGTTGTTGTTCCCGTAGAAAACGGAGATAATGACACTGCCGATCAATTTAGTAAGATTCTTTTATGGATCAACAACCAAGAAAGTGTTCTTGAAACGATCTCTGAATCTTTTCATGGATCCCTTGTTTCTGGAATGAATCTTCTTCAGCTTTGGGTAGACTATAGGTCCGATCCAATCTCAGGAAACATACGAGTAGATAACTGCTCGTACAACTCCTTTCTTATTGATCCCTATTTCCGCAAGGCGGATCTTTCCGATTGCAATGCGATTTGGAAGAGGACCTTCCTCACCAAGCGAGATGCTATTTCCTATCTTCCTCAGTTTAGTGAACAGATTCTAGGCCTTTGGGGCAACGACAATCGCGATGGTAAGTTTCAATTCATGCCTGAATCCTATAACTATGGGATGAAGAATCTTTTAACCTACGATGAATATTACTATCGTGACTATAGAGTAGGACGCATCCTTGTAGATTCCCAGACCGGGGAAACCATGGAATGGAGATCAACTCATAAAGATAATGAAGAAGGTTTAAAACACTTCTTAAAGCAGTACCCTCAAGTTACCGTTGTGGATCAAGAAATCCCCACGGTTAAAGTAGCCATTGTTGTTCAAGGAAAGGTGATGTATGACGGACCAAACCCCATGGGCATTGATAGCTACCCTTTTGTGCCTGTATTTGCTTATTACACTCCTCAAATGCCTTATTTTCCATGGAGAGTGCAGGGGGTTGTTCGGGGGCTTCGTGACGCTCAGTATCTGTACAATCGTCGTAGGATTATTGAACTGGATATTCTGGAATCTCAAGTAACCTCAGGCTGGATCTATAAAGAAAATGCCTTGGTGAACCCTAACGATGTCTTTATGCAAACGGGACAGGGTAAAGGTATAGCGCTTAAAGAAGAAGCTCAGATGACCGATGTTCAACAAGTACAAGCACCACAAATACCACCTTCGATGATTCAACTTTCTGAACTCTTAGCTAAAGAAGTTCAAGAGATTTCAGGGGTCAATGAAGAGTTATTAGGTTCAGCCGTTGACGATAAGGCTGGTATCTTATCCATGCTACGTCAAGGTGCTGGTCTTACTACCTTACAGTCTCTTTTTGATAACCTGGATCGCGCTCAAAAACAACTTGGCAAATTAATGATCGATGTAATTCAGGCTAACTTTACTCCTGGCAAGATTAAAAAGATTTTAGAGAATCAAGAACCAACGGCCCAATTCTATAACAAAGCTTTTGGGAAATATGACGCTGCGGTGGAAGAAGGTCTTAATACAACCACCCAAAAGCAGATGAACTTTGCTCAGCTTCTTCAACTACGTGAAGTAGGCATACCCATTCCTGATGACCAGCTTTTAGATGCTGCCACTATTCAGAATAAAACGAAGCTTATGAAATCTATTCAACAAGCACAACAACAGAATTCTCAACTCAGCCAGATGCAATCTCAGCTGGCTATGCAAGAGCTTGAAGCTAAGGTCAACCTTGCTAATGCACGCGCTGCTGCGGATGAAGGTCTAGGACTGGAACGCATAAGTCGTATTCAAGAGAATCAAGCACTAGCTCAAGAACGTAAAGCTGCAGCCGCTAAAGACGAAGACGCTGCTTTATTGGATATGGTTAGAGCCCTTAAAGAGATGGATGATATAGATATCAATCATATTTCTAAGCTTGTGGGATTACTAAGTATCGTCAAAGGTCAAGAAGCCTCGGCTAAAAAAGACGGTATAAATAATCAAGGTATGGTCAAAAATCAGGGTCAAAATGACCAAGGTTTGGCTAAAAATCAAAGGATAGGTCTATGAAGAAAGTAAAAAAGTCTAATATCGTCGTTGAAGCACCCGAAGAATACGAGTTAGAAGAAACTCCAGAGATTCGTCAGCGCTTTCGAGGATTCTTAATAGATGAACTTGAAAGTCTTAAGGCTGAATACCAAGTTAGCATTGATGAGATCGATCGAGTTCTGGAAGAATTGGACTAGTCGAAAAATTTGAAAGGTTAGTTATGGGTATCTTGATGGAACGTCAGCAATTATTTGCTCGCCATGTAGCTGCTTTGATTAACTTTATTTTTGAGCATAAATTCGCTTGTACCTTAGGAGAAGCTTTTCGAACTGCTGAACAAGCCGAGATCTATTCTCATGAGGGTAAGGGAATAAAAAATAGTTTGCATTGTAAGCGGTTAGCGATAGATTTAAATATATTCACGACGGAAGAAAGATATCTTCCTTCTAGTAATGAATATCGAATATTTGGATCTTACTGGAAAAGCCTTCATCCTGACAATCGGTGGGGAGGAGACTTTATAGAACGCCCTGATGGAAACCATTTTGAAACGAAAGATCCAAATCATGATTAAATATATATTTTTTGCATCTATTTTATTCTTTGTTGGGTGTAATTCTACCGAGAAACAAGATGCAGTAACATTAGCTGAAGATGGTGCAGCTCTCATTGTAGATTCAGATAAAGTTGCTGGCACAGAAAAATTAGTAGCTGACGGAGTTAAGACAGTCGAAGATGTAATCGACAGTAAGAAAACTCCTTCCACGATAAAAGTTTAACGACTCATGGTGAGTAGTTAGAGGACAATCCTTGCAGAGTGGTGCAAAAATTGCACTTACTGACTGCAGTTTCTACTAAGGAGATAGTTATGAAGAAAAGACATCATCATTCAATGGATGGCGATCATATGCTCAATCGTGAGATGAAGAGCAAGGAATACTATGCCGGTGTTGATAGCCGTCGTCGTATGGAACATGAAGATGGTGGTATGATTAATGAAGATCATAATGCCATTGCCAATCTTCCTCAGGGCGTTGTAATGCGTCCTTATCCTCCTACCGGTCCTATGCTTCCTGAACATCTAGATGATAGTATTCGCAGTGTTGATTACCAAATGGATGAAGACGATAGACAGCGTGCACGTCATAATATGCCCAGAAAGGCTTAATCATGCCTACCATGTGTCGTATATCTAAAGAAGCATCTAAGATTGCTTATAAGATTATGGGCCGTCCGACTAACATGGAAGAACCCAAGAAAAAGACTAAGAAAGAAGTTAGTCAACAAGACCGACTTCTTTTTGAAGAAACTATTCGTTTAAGATAGAGCGTTCTCACAAACTCTAGGGAGCAGATTCTCAGGACCTTTTCCCTCCCTAGAGTTTGAAAAACAAGGAATACTATGAAAAAATGTTACAATTGCAAAAAAGATCCCTGTATCTGTCGTAAGAAGTAAGGAATATAATGGCTAACAAAGCTTCTCCAAAGAAATGGATCCAATCTGCCATCAAAAATAAAGGTGCCCTTCATGATGAACTGGATGTTCCTAAAGGTAAAAAAATTCCTGCAGGAAAGCTTAAAAAAGCTGCGAAGTCTGGGGGAAAAGAAGGAAAACGGGCCCGTTTAGCGATGACTCTTAAAGGGCTAAAGAAAGCCGCTCCCAAGAAAAAGAAGGGTAAATAATGCCACTTAAAGGAACCCCTAAACAAAAGATTAAAAAAGAGATGGAAAAGTTTAAAGAAGGTAAACTTCACTCAGGATCTAAAAAAGGACCTGTAGTTACTAATCCTAAACAAGCTATAGCAATTTCTCTTTCTGAAGCTGGCGTATCTCGTAAAAAGAAAAAACGTAAAAAGAAGATGATTAAATGACAAGACCAACCGTTGGTAAAATAGCTGCGGAGCTTTCTACGAAGGCTCCCTATTCGCGCGACCCTATAGAACTACAACGAGAGATGCATAAACAATACATGGATGAAGTATTGGCATGTATCAAGGAGTTTAGAAAGCAATGCATAGGCGATTTTTATGTTGTCGTATTAACCAAGAAAGAAAGGTTAATGCCCAATGTTTATCGTAATTACTTTTTTGCTCGCAACTCTTGTCCTACGCCTGATTACGATCAAGCTGTATTTAAGTTCCATGCGCAAGAAGAAGGATTGCAATTTCTGTGGGTCATACCTTCCCGCGATACTTCTGTCCTTCTTCTCAATAATGCAATGATAGTAGCCTCTGAAGAGAGAGAACTAGCTAAGTACGTAATAGACTTTGCTAACGGTACTCTTTTTAAGCTGGCAAAGAAATTAAATGGAGAATGTGAAGACAGCCCCTTATTAGATGCCTAGGAGAGATATGATAGATAATACTCTTCCTGAAAACCAAGTTCAGGAAAATCAAAATACTTTAGAACAAGTTCTTTCAGAACCTGATGAACAGCCGGTCGCAGCCTCTGTTGAAGCTGTTCCTGAACCTAAACGCCCTAATCCTCAACAAAGCTTTCATCAACTCCGTAAGAAAGCTGAAGCTATAGAACGTGAACGAGATGAAGCGATTCGTCGTTTGCAAGAACTAGAAGCCGCTAAAAATCCTGCTCCGGTTGAAGAAGATGATGTTGCTCTTCAATCAGATGCCTTGGCTGAAGGTAAACATATTAACTTAATGTCCAAGAAGATTAAAAAGTTGGAACAACAACTTAAAGATCAAGATGCTAAGACCCAAGAAAGTGTTACTGAAGCTCGCATTAAAGCTCAATACCCTGATTTTGATGCCATTGTTTCTAAAGAGAATATTGATCAATTACGTTATCAATATCCAGAATTGGCCAATACTCTTAACACATCATCTGATCTTTATAGCAAAGCAGTTTCTGCGTATACTCTCATTAAGAAGTTAGGTATTACAGCCGACAATGCTCCTTATGAAGAAGACATAGCACGCGCTAAAGCTAATCTGGCTAAGCCTAGACCACTCGTAAGTGGTGCCGCTCGTCCGCAAGGTGAAGGAGCTTTATCTCAAGCTAATGCATTTGCTAATGGTCTTACAGATGATCTTAAGAAACAACTCTGGAAAGAAATGCAGCAAAATAGTAGATAATAATGCATTATTTAACAATCTTGTTGTTTATACCGCTATTAATGCCATCTTTTATTATCATAGGGATATCATTTATAGTCGACAAAGAAAATAGAATGCGTATTTATCTATTATTGTGTTGTTATCTTATGATATTAATACTGAGTTTATATCTTTTTGATTCTCTTTTAGATAGAAACTTGAAAGGCCAGCGGGATATCAATATACTGTTTTGTGAAGCCGAACCTGAGAGAGTAAATATAGATGAGATTCTAGAATATCCCCATAGTGGTCAGCAAAAGTTATTAGAATTCGAAGAGCTGTCTAGTCAGCAAGAAAAATCATTTTAATTCTCCTTTTTTCGATACTCTCTTTTACACCGCTAAGCTTTATAGCTTGGCGGTGTTTTCTTTGTAGCAATCCTCTTTGTTGCATATCATTAAAACTTTTGATTATACTACTTTTGGTGCAATTGCAGCTTCACCACCTGCCCTTCAGCGCAATAGGGAATCGCTACCCCTATCGGACGCAAATATTCAAGACTCGTCCTCTTGTTGTTCTGACTAAATCCTTACTTTTTAAGGATGATTCATGGCAATTACGACTTCTAGTACGCTGCCTGCACCGGTCCAACAGAGCTTTAGTTATAAGCTCCTTTCGGTGCCCGTACCTAATATGATTCACTCCATCCCTGCGATGCAAAAGAATATGCCTCGTAATGGTGGTACAACTCTCCGTATGAGACGTTATAATCCCTTAGCTACTGCTATGGTTCCATTGGGCAATACAGGCGTAACACCTCCTGCTCAACAAGCTACAGCTGTAGATATTGATGCTCAGATTTCCTTTTATGGAACTTATGTAGCATTGAACGAACAAGTAACCCTCCAAAACCAAGATCCTGTCTTGAATGAAGTATCTGCTCGTTTGGGCGTATCACTTCGTCAAACAGAAGATCAGCTTACGCGTGATATGTTGGCTTCTACTGCCAGCTTTATTAACTGTGTAGGTGGTGTTGATGGTGACGTTCCTACAGAAATTACTCGTAGCGACGTTGACACGGTAGTCCAGACTCTTCTTTCTAACAATGCATATACCATTATGGATATGATTGAAGGTGAAGATAAGTTTGGTACCGCACCAGTTCGTAATGCGTACTTCGCATTGTGTAATACCAACCTTACCGGCAATCTTAATAACGTTACTGGTTTTACTCATGCTAGCCAATACCCATCTCCTA